AGTTTGTCTACCCGCACGAATTGCAATAAGTTAGGAGTCTTCTAATTTTTGCAAAAACTTTTTTCACAAATTATTGAAAAACTCCACGATAGGCTTGAGCGCCAGCTTGACGTTTTGCCTTTCGTCATCGCGCCACTGGTCGAGCGGTTTCGATGTTGCGATGGCAGATAGCGAGCGTTGCAATTTGCCTGCAAACGATAGCCAATGCATCGTCGGTCCGATGGTGCGCTCGGGGTCATTAACGTCACGATTAGCAGATCCTGGAGGCGGGAGCAATCCAACGAATGTGGCCCCGACTTTAGCGACATCAGCGGGCCATAAATCGAGTTCGAGTTGCTCGCGATTGCGAGCTAGATAGACCGCCTTGTCAGCGTGTTCCAGCGGGATGCCCACGGATGCGAACCAATCAGCCTTGGCTGCCTTGGCCTGCTCACGACCGAGGAGGAGCATGGTGCCACAATCTGCCATGGCGAGGACAGCCTCGCGTGCCGTGGCTTTAGCATCGATGGCGAGGCGCATGGCGTCCTCATAGCGTTGGCGGGCCTGAGCTGCGAGGGCGTCAAGAGATTTTTGTTCGACGATTTCCATTTGTTGATTTGTAGGTTTTTTTGGCCTCTTCGGATTTGAGAGCCGGGCTGGGAGGCAATCCAGTTTCGGCGAGAAAATCGCAGGCAATTTTGCTAATGGCCTGTTTGGTGCAGCCCAGCATTCGGGCGGCTTCGAGCATCGACATGCCCGCGGTCAATGGATGCCCGAGTGCGTATGCCATGCCCCAGAGGGTTTTTGATTTTCCGTAGCCATGGTCGGCGAGGAACGTAATGAACCTGTTCAGAGTGCCCATTAAACGCTCAGAAGCGGCCCTGTAGGCGTTCAGCGGTTCCTCGGAGGGGAACAACCGCACCCCGTCGCTCAGCGGCTCCACAAAGTCGCAGTGTGCGGCAAAATCGATTTCGTAACTGGCCTCGTTGTATTCGCTCGGATCTCTCGGTTCCATGTTTTCGGTGGTCACTTTATCACGTTGCCGTTTGGATGCGAGGGCGGAAATAATATTTTTTATTTTTCCGGGTTGAAATCCACGGGACAAATATTCGTTCGGGAAAATATTATTCCCCTCCCCTTTAGGGGAGGGATATTTTTCCAGAATATTTTCCTGAGGATTCCGGCAGTGGAAAAAAATATTTTTTTCCATTTTTTTCCTTTTTTTCCAGAGGGTCATTTTGTGAGGTATTTTTTGATGGTCTTCTCGCATTTTACCGAGAATCGCTTCATGGCATCTTGGTAAAGATTGTGCCCAGTGTAGGACGCAGCAAATGCTCGCAATTCGATCATCTCAGCATCACTAAGCGCAGGTGCCCTGCCACGCCCCTTTTTGGCTTCTTCAGGCTCATCAGGGATCACACATGGCTCCCAATGAATCCCCTTGTCGGCATGCTTCATCTCAATGCATGTGCAACTCTGATTGTTGACGTCAACAACACCTGCTCGCTTGCCTCGCTTCGATAACAACAGTCGGTAGTGGCCGGTCATGTGAGTGCCTTGCAAAACCATGATTGCCCGCGCCCAGTTGGTCAGTTCAGAGCTACCGAGTCCAACGTAAGCAAAATCCGATTCATTCCAGTGTTTGCGCGACTTTCCATCAGCCGATGGCTTGCCAGTGTGATGGCTCCAGACCCATGCAAAGTTGTGCTCAAATGCTAATGGATTGAGCAATTCTCGCAGGAATTTAGAGGCCACAGCTTGTTGACTCAAATCGTCGCCAACATAGGACAAAAGCGGATCACCAAAGACCAAATCAAATGGTCCTCGGGACTCAACAAGGCGCCTAACAACGCGCACAAAGTGCTCTCCGGTGTGCGATGTATCGCGGACAAAGACAATGTTGTTGCGCAGCACATCATATACCGCGGAGCCGCCAATCTCTTCGGTCAAATAACGAGCGCAACCCTTGACTATCTCAGACATGTCGCCCATGTCATTTTCGGCTTGAATGTAGAGCGAGCGCAGTGGCCGCTCTGGCTTGATGCCAAAGAATGGCCTGCCGGTCCCCCATGTCATCGCGGCTTGAACGGTGAGCGACGATTTGCCGATGCCTGATTGACCGATGATGACCAATTGACCACCTTTGCAAACGTAGCGGTTGCCAAGGAGATTTAATCCATCTTCCTCCGGATTGTAATGGCACAACTGGCCATAGTCCATGACCTCAACGGCCTTGAGCATGGGATCAACTGCACTGCGAAGTGCCTGCCGAATTTCCGTTTTGCCTGCACCGGCACGCACCCAATCATTAGCGTCTTTGTGATCGAGCGGAGTCTGCACACGCAGGATTTGAGCGGCAGAGCAAGCTTTTGCCACATCGTCAAGCCATTTTTCTGCCGGTGTTTTTTCCTGACCTTTTGGCTTGTCATTTTGCACGAAGGCAAAAATCTTCTTGCCTTTTGCAAATGGCGCCAGGAGCGCTCCATTGCTCGCTCCACGGGTTGCAATGTAGTAAGCGGAATCAAGGCCCAATTTGTCGGCAACGGCGATTGCGTCCCATTGCGACTCGAATGCATAGATGTCTTGATCGGGGTTTCCGAATGCCAAGGCATCGCATTTTGTGCCCGATGGAACAAACCTCCAGGTTCCATCTGCTTGCCTGACATGAGCAGATGATCCGTTGTTAGCGGCAAATGCGGCTTGACCATTTTGCGCTCCAAGAATGTTTCTGGAAATTAATCCTTGAATTGTTTCCTCGGAGATACCCCGCCATTGCGCGAGATTGGCCACAAAGGCCGCATCGGCCGCATTGCGGTATGTTTGCCATGGCGATGCCGATTTGAGCCGATATTGAGGCGGACGTTGATGGCCGGCCATCTCAAGATAAGCTATTCTGGCTCGATCTGGCGAGAGGTTTTGAGCTTTGGCAAGGTAGTCGATCTCATCGCCACCATCCCCGGTGCCGTGATCTTTCCAGCGCCATTTGCCGGCTGATTCGTAGATACCAAATGACGGATTGCGCTCTTCGCGGAATGGCGACTTGGCTTTTGATTTTGCGGCATCGCCGTGGCCTAACAAGGCCATTAAATCTGGCAATGGCAATTTGGCTTTTGCTTCATCAATGCTCATTGCCAGCCTCCCATGCAAAGATGCCACCATCCGTCCCTGTCTTTCCATACCTTACCTTGTGCGCACATGTGATCGAGCGCATGATCGGCAAGCTTTTTGGCGGCTTGCCAGTATGTGGGATGGGCTCCTTGAGGGAGTATTTCTTGGGCTATCGAGTAACGGTCAATTTTTTCTGCCGACTTGAAGGCCCGAATGACATGCTCTTGAAGAGCGTGATCGGGAAGTTCCATGATAAAAAGGCGCCCATCTCATATCGAGATAGAAATTGGCCTGTGCGGGCCTCGACAGAGATGGGCATTGATGTTGTGAACACAGTGATCGGCTTTCTAACGGCCTATTTGAAATGTATGTCAAAAAATCTCCGACTGCGAGGGTTATCCTAACAATCGATTCAACTCCGAAATAATCTTGGTCAACGTAGCTTTGGTCTCCGCATTTTTGCGCTGCGGATTTTCCTTGACACTGACGCACTCGCAGGTTGTGAACCGGTGGCCCTTGAGACACTCTCGACGTCTGCGAGCCTCAAGATGGGTCTTGAGTTGCCTGGTCTCCAGTATCCGGCTGTCTGCTCCACACTCTGGACATGGAAACGGTGATGGCTTGTTAATCATCGTCTCTCCAGTCTGGAATGCCTTGTTCCCAGTCCCGTGCCGCGCAGTAGTCGTTGAATCGCTGCTCTCGTTCTTCCTGCACTTCATCGTAGTAGCTATCGTCTGGTTCGTCGTTCATGGATTCAATATGTTGATACTGTCCGATAAAGTTCCTCCCAATGTTTTGCGTCCTCTCGTGCCTCATCGCGCTCGCGTTCCAGTCGGCCCGCATGATCGCGCATGGTGCTGTAACGATCTGAAAGCACGTTAGGATTGTGTAATTCGCAATCTAACGCATCCGTCTCCGGTGTAGGTCGATCTAATTGTCCATTTTTGTTTTTCATTAGTTTTTATTTTGTAGTTTTGTGTGTATAAACATTGTTCGCCTGACAGAATCCGCCCCATTGGTGGGCCATCGCAGCGGCGATTCCTGCGAATGTTTTCGAGCGTTCCTTCCATCGGTCGGCACTCGGCGGCATCTTGAAGATTCTCTGTTCACGGCCTTCCACGATGTTCGTGGGTTGCAGCTTCGGCAGACCCTTGAGCCAGAGGCACGTTGCCTTTGTCTCCCCATGGCCAAACTGCCACGGCTGAATTACCTGGTCAGGCTTGCGCCACATCGTGGACATGATGCAGACCGGGTTTTCGATGGCGATGCGAGGGATTGGAGCGCGTGCCAGCATCATGAAGAAGCTCACGGCGCTTTGCTGTCTCCCATCCTTCCGCTTCGCATCGAAGTGCTTCGCGCCACTCACGCTCAGATGCGTGCATGGCGGGTGAGCAATCATCATGTCCCACGGGTAATCCAGCAGGTCGCGCACATCGCCGCAGTAGTGCGGGCCATCGGCATCGGTCGGCAGTAGGTCGCAGGACATGGCATCGTGTCCCAAGGTGCGGAACGCATCCCTCACGGCTCCGCTGTATTCGCACGCCACCAGCACCCGCAAAGGCGAACAAGGCGCTGCATGGAACGCGCCGGGCGCGTCCTGCGTGGATTCGATAGTCAGTGTCGGCGCGTCCATGAGCTTAGTCGTTCGACAAAATATCATTGGCAGATTTCAGCGTTCGCACGATTATGAGAAGAGCCTCTTTTAGCGACTTTGGTGTTCGATCCGGGGGATTGATGACCGCCGTTGGCGTGCCTTCACACTCGTATTCATCGCCGCCAGAGCATTTGATCCGCAGCGGAGATTCCGAGATGACCCAGCCTTGCAGCGGATAGATTTCACCCTTGAGCTTGGCCGTCACGAAGACGCCGAACAAGCCAGTCGAGGAAACAGCCGGGGCATCCGTCTTTGCATTCAGCGTGTGTTTTCGCAGATGCGCCCGCTTCTGTGCCGCCGTTTGCTCGGGCTCTACGTGTGCGCCCGCCACCGACTCCGCTATCGGCGATTGACAGGGACCGTGCAGATTCTCGCACTCGTATTCATCACTGTTGAAAAAAGGTGGTGTCAACATATTTTTGTAATCTCTCCAGGTGATATTTTGCCAACGCCTCGCCCTCCGGCGTCATTTCATAATTTGCCTGATAGACGGGCATTGGCGTTCCGCGACTGAATCGCGGGCCAACGGGAACATCTCCAGAGCAAATCACGATGCGAAGGGTGAGGCGTGGCGGCGTCATCAGAACGGGATATCGTCGTTCTCTTCGGGCTTGTAAGCATTCGCCTTGGCGATTGCGTGCGTTCCCTTGGCTTTGATTTTTTCCAATTCAGATCCGAAAATCCAACGTTCGATCGTATTGAATTTGGCATCACCTTCCTTGCCGTCGGTTTCGCCGATTTGAGCAAAGGCCGTCTTGCCTACGAAGTCTTCGGCCTCGATGTCAACGCTCTCTCCCGGCACAACTGCTTGCCCAAGTGCTGCGCGGACCTGGTCAATTTTCCAGCTCGCCCTTGATGTAAAAACGAGGTGATCCCAAATTTCCGGCCCCTTTGTGCCGTCTCCAAGTTTAACCTCACAGACGAGGCGGATCGTCGGATTGCCGCTCTGGGACAGCTTTTCGGTGGCATTGACGATTTCGATTTTGTAGACACCGGGATCGACGTTGTATCGGCCGGCTTGTTTTGGTTCGCTTGCTTTGTAGCTTGGCATTTTAGTTTTGTTTTTTGGATTTGACTTGCCGCATTTGCTGAGTGCCTGGCGCGGTTTTGACCAGTTGTTCGGGGTTTTCAATGCCGAGGTTAATTGCAGCCTCGACAAAAGTGTCAGCGCTCATTTTGGCTCCCATTGCATAAAAGACGTGCTCGGGAGACATTTCCTTTATGACGGGCAGAATGTCCGCTGCGTCCACATATCGCCGTGGCGCTGCGTTGGTGAGTTTCCAGCCCTCGATCTCCTCGCCAGCTAATAGCCTGTCACGAAGGGCGTCCGTGAGCGGATCGCCAAATTCTTTTGCGAAAAATTTGTATCGGGAAACAAAATCTGAATGCGCCCTGACGTCGCCTAAAATCCGCTCCCGCATGATCGTTAGCCCATCGCCGCTGGTTGCATAGATGTCGGCCTGCAAATGTTTCGCTCGCATCACGAGCGCCTTGCAATGGTCTTTATGCCTGCACCAATCGCAGTATTCGCACGGTCTCGGGCGTGACATAAATGATGATGCTGCGCCTGCAACTTCCCTAACGATTCGCTCGCATTGTTCGCGTGTGAAATTGTAGGAACGCACTAATTTTTGATCGACGTAAATGACGTGTGCTGTCCACTCATCATTCCACGTTACATCCATGCAGGCCAGCGCATAGGCGGCGAGCTGCTCGCGATAGTTGCGAATCGCGCCGGTTTTGATGTCAGCAACCCATCGTTTGCCCTCGCAGACCGCATCAGCCGTCCCGGTGCTGGAGAGGCCTGGAACGTGCATAGCTAGGTATTCCTCGCGACATTCGATCTCGCGATCTGTTGCGAGGTCACGCAAGGTTGAGACACCGAAAACGATGGCCCGCTTATCTTCCTTCGGAATGTCCAGACCTCTGACATAATCGTAGGCATTCGCCTGAGCCGTGATGCATTCGCGGATGATTTGATCAATTTTGGTCCCGCGTTCAGCCGCCGGGCTTGTCCCGCCGGTGCCCTCATAGCAGGGGCACTCAGCGAGTTTGGGTAATGATGATGCGCGGATTTCGCTCATTGTGCGGTCACGGTTGAGATGAATTTCACAGGATCAGCCACGATGCGAGCCATGTCTTTCTCGGAAACATCGCGCCACGTCTGCTCCTCGTTGATGCGACCTTTAGCCAGCAAGAAAGCATTAACAGCCTCCTCATGCTCGCAAAGGAGCCGAGCGGCTGGATTCTCGGTTAGTTGCGGCTTCGCGGCTGGTTGGGCGAATAGGTGAGCCACGGATGCCCAGGTCATGGGCAGTTCTTCAGCAAGCCCTGAGCGGGTCTTGGCATCATAGGCCGCTGAATGCGTTGTCAAAATGATGCGGTCTTTGCCGCCGATAGCCTTGGCCTTGCCGGAATCGCTTTCGATGGTCTTGGTTTTGAAACGAAAAAACCAGAGTTCATCTGCCCATTCCTTGACCAATGGCGAGCATTGCTTAGAGAGCTTCAGCTCGTATCGATCATAAGCTGCGAGCATGTCCGGCGGCTCGACCCGTTGGACTTTGCTGTGAGCGATTAACACGACATTTTTGCCAGCATTGATCAGTTGATCAAATGCGCTCAGCATCCGTGCCATGCGTTCTGCGACCATTACCCACCCTTTGCCATAGCCAAAATCTTCGACGGAGGCTTTCTTAGTATCGGCCAGAAGTTTTTCAACAATCAGGCGCTCGGCCCAATCGATGGAGTCGAGAATGATTGTTTTGTAATCGGTCGATTTGCACTCTGCGATTGCCGCATCCAGTTCAGCCCCGGTATCAATTGATACCCGGTCAGTGTCCAAATGCGCTGTGCCACCCTCGACGTCGAGGAACAGCGGATTCGGGAACTGCGCCGCAAAGGTCGATTTGCCGACACTCTCGACGCCATAGATCACCACGCGCTGTGCGCGGGTTTGTTTGCCTTTGGTTATTTTCATGTTTTTTTGTTTGGTTTAACTGTCAATCATAGACAGCTAACTGCTGCGCTCCGTAGAGCGCAGTGTGTTAGCCTTGCCTTGCCTGGCCCTGCCCAGCCACGCCGCGCCGAGCCATGCCTTGCCTAGCCATGCCCAGCCACGCCGCGCCCAGCAAACTGCTGCACCCCGAAAGGTGCAGTGTGTTTGCCTCGCCACGCCGGGCCGCGCCGCGCCCTGCCCAGCCAAGCCAAGCCTCGCCTAGCCTCGCCTCGCCGCGAAAAGTCAGATCCATTCGACAGTGTAACGGCCGAAGATCGGTCGAAATGTTCCAAGCCCAAGAATGCCACCTTGCTCGACCATAGTTTGCAGGCACGGCAGAGTCAGCAACGCATTCTCTTGATGCGCAAATTGCAACTTGACTTGCCAACCGGTGGGTAGCATTGGTCGCTCTTTAGGGTTAGGGACTCCGTCCTTGACGCGTGCCACGTGCTGCAAAACCTCAATCCGGGAATCCTGAATCGTGTATGGCTTGCCGTCGGCATCGAAGATTTGAGCATTAAGAGGATCGTCTCCGGTTGCCTCGATTGAGACAAACGACATCACGCCCAGCGCCACATCACGCGCCTGTTTGCCGTAAAAACGCTTGGCCACCGAGGGCGTGTTTTGTGCTGCCAGCAAGCTGTAGACGTTTAGGACGGGAATCACCAAATGCCCGGAGCTTGTTGCGTAGAATTTCTCCATGACCGGCAGTTTGGTTTTGTTGTCGCCCGCATAACGGTCGAACATGATGGGCCGGATGCCGCGAAGCAGAGCCGTGAGCGTAGTTGATTTGGTTTCCTTCATATTTTTTTATGATTGCTAATGTTTCTGTTTTTGTGATTGCAAACCATTCCCCGTTGCCGCTGGGCTTAACGAGTCGCCGGTCTGCGAGCGAAAGATGAATCATTTTTTCGAGAAGATATTTCGTGCCGGGATCAGTGTCTATCCAACCAACAATTTCCAAGGCGCGTGGCGACCACACATGAGCTGCCCAAAGGCGCAGTCGCAGATCGCTTTCAGTGCAACCAATTTTGCACTCGGTGCCGTTGTGGAAGAAATACACTCTATCCATTTTGTTTATCCGTCGACGAATCGACGAAATTGGATTCGCGAACGATCGCAAGAAAATCAGTGGCCTTAAGGATGGCCAGCCACTCATGGTCATTGCGCCGGTGCAGGACCACCGGGAGTTTGTAACCGGAGTCCCGGTCAGCTTGGGCCATCCAAACGTAAGGGTTGCCGGCCTGCACCCTTTTAACCTCAAAATGTAGTGCCGGCAAGCTGGGACAAACGACATCCGGCGAATCTGTGCCACCGGCGAATTGTTGGCCCCTGCGGGCCGGGAAACCTTCATCTGTAAGGAGTGCAGCGGCTTCGCGTTCGCCGCGGGCACCCTTAGCTCGGCTGTTCATTTGAATGCCTCCTGACGAATTTGACGTGCCGGAAAATCAAGCTCTTGGCAGATCCAGTTAAAGACCGGCGATTTCAAAAATTGAATAGCTGTTTTGCGATTTTCTCGATGGTTGTTGTTCATATAGTCGCGCACGTATTCTTTGTCCTCCATGTCAGCCATGGCCTGCTTGATACAGGCCGCCCAGACATTGCGGGTGAATTGTTCCTCTTGCCAGGTCATTTGAGAATGAACCGTGGCGAGCGTTGATGACGGAGGGCAGTGCGAACGGATCCGGCAATGTAGCCGAGGCCGAAACCGCAGGCAGTGAAAACTGCCATGAGAATTACAAATTCGGTGGGTGATAATATCTGATTCATTTTTCGCGGGTGATGTTTTGTGCTTTAATGTTGTGTTTGATAAAAAATTTTTGCGCCGCCTCTCGGCGGTCCTTAGCCCACACCCAGTCGCCGAGGCGACCGAGGCGACTGGTTCCGATGACGTGGTAGAGGTTCATTTGGCAATTCAATCAAATATTCACTTCTAGCCAGTCGATGATATCCTCCGGGGTAGCGTCTCCCCAGTTGTCGCCCATGGAGTCGGATTCGAGGCAGTCAAATAATACTGTTTCGCTGTCGTCGGTGCCGCAGGCGGCGTTGTAGAACATCAGGTCTCCGTCCCCGGAGATGGAGACGACGGCATTCGGGCGGCGCGAGATGACGCGTTGGTCGCCCTGGATAAAGGCGAGAATTTCGCTGGCAGCTGACTCGGATTTTGTAGTGCGGTTGATTTTCATTTTTTTTGTGTGTTTTCTTGTTCAGCGGTCCTCCGCTCAACGCCGCAAACATTCCGAAATCCCCGCAACAATGTAAAGATTTTTTTACAAAAAAAATTTTACGCTACCTTCAAAAAAAGCTTTACAAACCCGCAGAACCGCACTGGGAGCGGATCAAGAGACCTTCGGGCGGTAGAAATTTATTTTCCGGCGCCTGTTGCCAGAAATGATATTTGCCTGAATTTTTTCAAGCTCGCCTCGCTTAGCGGCCAAATCGATTCGTTGCCGACATGCCATACTCCCGCCAATGCTTGAAAGGATTTGATCAATCGTTTTCCAACCATCAGATCTCAACCGATCAACATCATCGAGTTTCTGAGACTCAAAAAAAGCCTGCCAAGCCGCATCTACAGCGGCAGGAGCCATGGATTTCCTTTTTGTCTCTCGCATAGATTTACTGTGATTTGATCGTTTTTAAAATGTCCGTAGGCGAATCCCTGAGACCATGCCAACGTTGCGCGGCGCGTCGCTGCGTATTCCATCTCGAATCGTGCCAGCATTCCGACGCAGTAACCGCTCGATCCGGCAATGGTTCTCGCCCGTTCCCAGCCCACGCGATGCAGGTGAGCCATGATGGTCGTCGTGCCGTAGGTCTCCGCGTGATCGCGAATGGCCTGCACGTTGAACATGGATCCGTGAATGAACGATGCGCCTGCAAATTTAACTCGCTCTCGAATGCCATAGGAAGTCAGGGTGGCCCGCAACTTTTTTGCAGTGTCCTCGATTTTCTGAATCGTCAAGGTCGCCGCATGGGCAGCGAGCGCGTTTGGTGATGCTGCGAGGCGATGCAATCTGGCCTCATGGTTGCCGAGCAAAATGTGGTTTGGCCGCAATTCGTGCAAAAATTCGATGCCAGCCGAGAGATCGTTTGAGATCGACGCCGCATGATCGGCATCATTGCTGTCGCGGACAGCTCCGCTGCGAAACGCTGCCAGATCGAGAAAATCGCCGAGGTGAAATACGACATCTGGTTTCCAGCGATCGCGAAATTCTAATACAGCCCTGCGGGCATCTGGGTCAATTTGGTCGCCGTGCGAACAACCAACAGCCATCCATTTTTTCCAGCC